TTAACATTGATTGTAGTGCTGGTAACTATTTTACCAAAACAATCAACGCTAACTCTACGTTTACCGTAAGCAATGTACCTGCCACCAACACGGCATATTCATTCACACTAGAACTTACACATACCAGTGGTACTGTAACTTGGTGGACTGGTCTTGAATGGCCAGGTGGTACTGCTCCTACACTTACCGCTGGTAAGACACACCTTTTTGTCTTTGTGACTGATGATGGTGGAACGCGCTGGCGTGGTGCTTCACTTGTAGATTACACGAACTGATTATGTTTGATAAAATATTAATGGGTGCAGCTGGTGCTCCCGGTGGTATTAGTTATGACTATTTCTTTTTAACTGGTAAATTTGGTTTTTTTTATCAAACTTTTGATGTTAACAGTTTAGCCAATCTAGATGTAATTTCTGCACAAAGTGGTGGTATCCTTTTAAATACAAATGATACTGGCGTACAGTCTAATCCGCGGTTTACATCTAATACTTACGCGTGTCTTTTTAATGATAGTTTTGTTGATTCTTCTGACAATATTCACGTAATAGGAAGAATTGACGAACCTCCCAGTTCCGTTGACTATCCTGTTTTGTACATCAAATTTGACAACAGTGGCTCTATACTTTTAAATAAAACATATACAACTAGTACTTCCGGTCACATAAACTTTGGAAGGTATTTAAAATTAGATAGTTTTGGTAATATTTATTTAACGTGTTACACATCTAGGTCTGGAGCTTCATATACCTCCTCTTTAATAAAAATAAATCCATCAGGAACAATATTGTGGCAAAAAACGTTTACTGACAATTTAAGTTCTAATGTTTTTGTACGTGGTTTAGCTGTAGACAGTAATGATGACGTAATTATTTCTCTTCGATGTGGATCACCTTATGGCGCAGAGATTATTAAATTTAACAGCTCTGGTACACTCCAATGGAGCTATCATTACAGTAATAGTAGTTCTTATGCTTTTTTTCCAGCATCTGGTGGGCTAGATACTGATAGTAACGATAACATATATTTTGGTGGTTATGGTGGTCTTGCTAACGGCATGAGAAGAAATACAGTTGTTAAGTTAAACAGTTCTGGCACTATTCAATGGCACAGTACTAATTATAGTTACTCAGGTAGTTCACAATTTATTTACGGTCTACATGTGTCTAGCGACGACAAATTGTATTTTTGTGGTAATTATTACAATTATAATACCTTTGATTCACATGCTCATTGGACCGAATTAAACACTTCTACCGGTGCTGTTAACCTAGCAAGATGGTGCATATTTCCTAACACAAATAATCATTTTTTTTGGGATATAAAGACAGACGTTGACGGTAATGTTGTTTGTGGAGGTTACAGGAACATGCCTACAGGTAGTGAAATTAACATCGCCAGATTTCCCAGTGATGGTTCTTTAACTGGCACGTATAACGCACATAGCGATAATTTAACGTATGCAGCAGTGTCACCATTAACCACAAATTACACTGCATTACTTTCCTCAGGTTCAGCAATTACGACAATATCTACAGGTACTTACACGGATTCTTCTACATCTTTTAGTACACTTTATGATACTCCTAATGTAACCACTACTATTTTAACTTAATATGGCTTTTGCACTTGTTGAAAACAACGAAATTTCTTTGTATCCAGCTGGGTTTTTAGACTTAAAAAGAAAGTTTAAAAATGTCAGCTTCCCTAAAAATAGCGGTCCATTTGAAGAGTTTGGTTATGTTGAAGTTACCGCTACTGACCAGCCTACATACAACGAAGAAACATCTTTTATAGAAGAACTTACACCTTCTTTGGTTGACGGTCAATGGCAGCAACAATGGAGAGTTATAGAACTTACTGATGAGCAGATTGCTTTAAATACTGAATTTAAAGCATTATCCATTAAAGATGAACGCAACTCTTTGTTACAGCGATCAGATTGGACCCAACTCCCTGACGCTCCTGTAGACGCCGCTGCTTGGGCTACATACCGACAAGCACTGCGTGACCTTCCATCTCAATCAGGATTCCCTTTTAACATTACCTGGCCTACCCAACCATGATCACCCTTATTCGACCCATCCTTTTTTCGTTTGTACAATCTGAAAAGGTAAAACTTTTGATTGTCGATCTGCTCACCAAGTTGGCAGAAACTACTGACAACGAAATTGACGACAAAGCCGTTGAGTTTATTCGTAACGGTTTGTTCCCCGCTCCTAAACTCTGATGCCTAACTTAGGGGAACCACCCGCATTCCCCTCTATACGGCTCCCAGAGGCGCCTGTATTACCCCGTCCAGTACTGGAGGTACCACGAGCTAATCTACCCTCCTACAAGCCGCTTGTGGTGCCTCCTAGCGACCTTAGACCACCGCCAGGGATACAGGCAGATGCCAAAGAAGAGCCACCCAAAGGGGAATCACCTAAACCACCTTCACCCACTCTACCCAAAATACCGGACATACGTTACTTTGACGTGCCTGGTACTGAATTAGAGGTACCCTTACCAAGTAATGAAATACTTGTTACTGCAGGTACGACTGCAACTGTTTCCGTTGTAGCCACGCTTACAGCAACTGCGGTATTCAAACGGACAGTGCAAGTCTTGAAACCAATTGTCAAGAAACTACTGACTCGTAAAAAAGAATGATTGAAAACACAAAAAACATGTTTCACAATTTTTTTAGTGAAATAGTTAAAGCCTTGGTACTGGTATGGAGTGCAGGAGTACTTACAGCATCTTATATGGGGATGCTGCAAAAAATGGATCCTACGTTTGTAGCGTCATTGCTTAGCGGTACGCTTGCATCGTATGGTATTTCTCGTGTTGACAAAGACAAAAAGGAGATTAAGTAATGAAATGGATTATTGCTCTATTGTTGTTAGCACCTTCTGTAGCTAAAGCGCAGACTGTTACTCCTCAATTTACACAAGGCAGTATGCAGTCAACGACAACGACTACACAAACTATCACTGAAACCGTAAGTACAAAAGTATATGGAGGAGATTATTCCTCATGGTCTGGAACAAATGTAACCCCTTCGGGGAACATCGCGGATCCCGCAACCACCTATTCAGTAACGAATGCCGGAGAGCAGTTTCAACTAGAGCTAGTGACTCGCGCAGCAGGTGTAGTGGAGGAAATCGACGTTACACGCAATATCTCTACCAATTCTACTACTACCTCGCTTTCTGTGTTCTCGCAGTAACACCGTTACGTGCGGAAGAACCAAAAGTTCAGAACACATCTAATCCAGTAGCAGCAGCCACTGGCAACGTAACCAATCAAGCAGTTCAGTTTCAAAATACTGGTGCACCTTCACGTCAATACTTTGCTGGTAACAATTCTTGTAACGGATCAACTATGACCGTTTCACCTTTTGTCATGGGTAATGACACCAAGCCGTATCAAGACGAAGGTTATGTTGTCAACTATAATTGGGGTATGCAACTTAATTTTAGTGTACCCCTTGATGGTGGTATGGTAGAAACGTGTAAACAAATAGCAAAACGACACGAACAAAAGATGCGTCTTGACTATGAACTAGTCAGAGCACTTAAATGCACAGAAATTATGAAAGCGGGGTTTACATTCCGTCCTGGCTCAAGAGTTGAAGTCTTGTGCCATGATATTGTACCGATTGTAGCCTTAAATGAAAAAGAAAGCAACTGAAGACCAATTTAATGAGTTGCACAATCTTGTTACTAGTGAGTTTTTGAGTCGGATTAAATCTGGTGAAGCTACTACTCAAGATTTGAAAGCAGCTTGTGATTGGCTAAAAGCTAATGACATTAGTGGTATTGCTTATGAAGGTAACCCACTTGATAAGTTAGCTAGCGTAATCCCTCAAGTGGATCCTGAACTTGTAAAGAGTAGACTCTATGGCAAAAGGTAAAACAGCGCAACACTACGCTAAAAACGAAGCATCTAGACTTAAGCACGTACGAGACAATTCACCCGGTGGCAAATATGCACACTCTAATGCTTACAAACGGGAACATGCCAAGGCACGGCGAAAAGCCGGGTTAATGGGTAAAGGTGGTCCTGACATGAGCAAAAAGAATGGAAAATTTGTTAAAGAAAGTCTTAAAATTAATCGTGCTAGAGGTGGAGCAAAACGTCAATGACCCCACTTCTGCCAACCCCTGATCACTATTTACACAACTTGTTAACCATGACTAGCTCTGAAGCAACCCGTCTGTGGCGTAAAGCCGTAAAGGAACTCTTCGATTGTACATGCGTTTATTGTGGAAAATCTTATGAATTACATGAACTTACTCTTGATCACGTTAAGCCTCGTTCTCTTGGAGGTCAAACGATTGCAAGCAACATCGTACCAGCTTGCACCCATTGTAATCAGAAAAAAGGATCAGAAAATTGGCAGACTTGGATGAGACGTAAATTTGGAGTCAATAGACTTCGTGAACAAGTAATTTTATCACACATTGGATAAATATGCCTGACATTAAAGACTACCGAACTAGAGCTAGGCAGCTTGTTATAGATAAAGGTAGGATGACACCTACTGAAATTTATAACGAAATTGGCAGACCTCCAGAAGGGTACCGATTAAAAGCTGACGGTAAAGGTAATGTTACTAGTGAACAAGTAAGCAATAGACGTGCACGTAGAGGTAGAGCTACTGCACGACGTGAACGTAACATTAAAGTATCTAGACCTAATTTAACACCCGAAGAACAAAAAGAAAAAAGAAGATTAGAGCAAGAACGAACTAAAAGACGTGCTCAAGGTGAAGATATTGAAATTTTACACAAACAACGTCCTAGTTTAACTGGACCTCAATTAGAACGACTTTCTGGTAGAGCACGTGCAAAAGCTAGAAAACGTCTTGAAAAAACTTATGGTCGCCTTGGAGATTCTCCAGAAAATATAGAATTAGGTTCTGGTGAAGAAAATCGACAAGAAGAAGTAGATTGGCAAAAAGTTCAAAAACGATTGGGTGAATTAGAAGAAAAAAATCCATCGCGAGATAATCAGCCAGATATGTTTAAACCGGAAATTCCTTTAGAAATGGCTGCAAAAACTTATTTGGCTGGTATTAATTTATCTCTCAAACTTGCTCAAACTGTTGGAGGAGTTGGGTTGTCTTTAGTTTCTAATTTGGTAAAAAATGAAGGCATTTAAAATCCCCTAGAAGGCGCCTCTAAACCACTAACCATACAAACACACACAACATGCCACGAAGACGCCGTACAGCGCCGTCTGGAGGGGTCTCCGTAGTCGAATCACTACAAGCTGACTTCAAGCTGTTTCTACAAGCACTGTGGGGACAGCTTGAGTTACCTTCTCCAACACGCGCACAATACGCTATTGCAGACTACCTACAAAACGGACCTAAACGACTACAAATCCAAGCCTTCCGAGGAGTCGGTAAATCTTGGATTACCGGCGCTTTTGTTCTTTGGACTTTGTTCAATGATCCAGAAAAAAAGATCATGATTATTTCGGCTTCAAAAGAACGAGCCGATAACATGTCAATTTTTTTACAAAAGCTAATTATTGAAACACCTTGGCTATCTCACCTTAAACCTAAAAATGATGACGCTCGTTGGAGCCGTATTAGCTTTGATGTTGCTTGCTCTCCACACCAAGCACCTTCTGTCAAATCGGTAGGTATTACAGGTCAGCTTACTGGTAGTCGTGCTGACTTGATGATTCTTGATGATATTGAAGTTCCCGGTAACAGTATGACAGAACTGATGCGGGAAAAACTACTTCAATTGTGTACTGAAGCTGAATCAATCCTTACACCAAAGAATGATTCACGTATTATGTTTCTTGGTACACCACAGACTACCTTTACCGTCTATCGTAAGCTAGCTGAGAGAGCCTACAAGCCCTTTGTTTGGCCTGCTAGGTACCCAAGGTCCATTAAGAACTACGAAGGCCTTCTAGCGCCTTCTCTGATGGAAGATATTGAACAGGGTGCAGAGCCGTGGACGGTTACAGATCCTGATCGGTTTGATCACGAGGATCTGATTGAGCGTGAAGCGTCCATGGGACGTTCTAACTTCATGCTCCAATTTATGTTGGATACAAGTCTTAGTGATGCAGAAAAGTTTCCTCTCAAGATGGCTGATCTCATTGTCACCTCTGTTAATCCTACTAACGCACCAGACTCCATTGTTTGGTGCTCCGATCCCAGTAATGTTATCAAAGACCTCCCCACTGTTGGTTTACCTGGAGATCATTTCTACAGTCCAATGTGCATCCAAGGGGAATGGCTCCCTTACCAAGAGACAATCTGCTCAGTTGACCCATCGGGTAGAGGCTCAGATGAGACAACAGCAGCTTATCTCTCCCAGCGTAATGGTTTTGTGTACTTGCACGAAATGCGAGCTTATCGATCTGGATACTCAGACGAAACGCTTTTGGATATTTTAGCAGGTTGTAAAAAATATAACGTGTCTAATCTTGTAATTGAAACTAATTTTGGTGATGGTATTGTTGCAGAACTGTTCAAAAAACACATGCAAAACACTAAACAAAATATTGGTGTTGAGGAAGTACGAGCCACAGTACGCAAAGAAGACAGAATCATTGATTCGCTTGAGCCTGTACTTAATCAACATCGTTTGGTTGTGGATCGTAAAGTCATTGAATGGGACTATAAATCAAACCCAGACGAAGCACCAGAACTAAGACTTCTTTACATGCTTTTCTATCAAATGTCACGTATGTGTCGTATGAAAGCAGCCGTTAAACACGACGACAGATTAGATTGTTTAGCTCAAGGTGTTAAGTATTTTACAGATGCCATGGGTATCTCTGAAAAGGCTATGGTTAAACAACGACAACTTGAAGAATGGAATGATTTACTTCAATCAATGATAGATGATCCACAACAATCAGCCAATCATATGGTGTTTGGAATGAACGCTGAACAGCGTAAACAAGCAAGAGGTAAGACATCAGTCCACCACTGGGTTTAGGGGGGGGTCACCATTTAAACAGGGGAGAGAAGGGTGGACTCGAACCTGTGATTGGGGAAGACTTGAAAAATCTTCCCCTTTACTAATCATCAGGCGACGAAGGAGCGATGATTCTGTAAGTACTTTTAACTAAACGACACAAATGTATAACTTACATTTTTAACATGTCGTTTGGGGAGATTAAATCAGTTGATCTGAATGGCCATTTAAGGGCCATCTGAATCAAAGTATTTATACTGTATGGTACA